CATGTATCATTTAAGAATTACATTGCAAAAAATCCTATAGTGGATGATAGAATTTTCTTAAATGGTAATCGTTTATTTTTCCTTGAACCTCTGGAGTCGTCATCAACACAGACATATCTTTTATGGGCAAGAATGCTCTATGGTGGAGTTATTCATGGAGAAAGAACTATTTACGAGGCAGAAAGGGATATAGTAAATTACATTAAACAAGTACATAATTTTGTATTATGGCACTATCATTTTGGATCAAAGTATGATACAGCTTTTTGGGATTATGCAAAGAAATTGGTGTTTAAAGATGATATCTTTGATCAGTTCTTAGCACATGCAAAAACTTGTGATCGACATTCAATTGTTCCACAACCTTTCGGTGGAAATACAATAGATCATCAATATGGGCAATGGTCAGCTTATAGTTTTAAAACCTGGGATGATGGAATGACCAAGGAATTAAATGGAAAAACAAATGAAAATAGTAACAGAGATGTCGTGCCTTTTCAAAATAAATGTGATATAATGAAGATGTACAGTGATCACAACGAAGCGTCGTGATCGCCTGGGGGTCTAGCAATCTGGTGAATGCACCGAACTCATAATTCGGCTAAGGCGAGTTCGATCCTCGCGACCCCCATTGACAGCAATTCTGTCATCCTTTATAATAGTAAAGTCAACATTCATTCAAAATGACACTGGTAGAAAAGTTCAAGAAAGATGTAAACCTCTTGCGGGCGGTGGCAAATGGAGAAGTCCACCTAGGAGTAAAAAATCCAAAACTTTATAAAAAAGTTATGCGATATTATCAAAGTGAAGGAGTTGTGTTCTCTGGAGATCCTGAGGATGACTATGAAATTCTAATTGATTACATTTATGAAGATCTTGATTCTATTGGAGTTTCCTGAGTGAAAGTTACTAAAAAACCAGCTGTTCTTCTTGAGCGATTCCCTTATCGCTATATTCAAGTCGGCACTCTGGAGATCAATGGAAAACCAGATTGTCGTATTCAGAAAGTAGATTCTTACACTGGACGTTACAAAGACATGTATCTTTGTGATAACGAAATGCAGTTAATGACTGCCATGGAAGATCATGATTACACATGCTGGTTAGATCCTGATGGCGTTCCATGCTATGTAACTGATGATGTTGTTACTGCTCGTGGTCGCGGAGTGACCTGAAACCTGCCCTGGTGGAGTCAAGTACCCTTTTATAAATAAAAACGAATTATGAAACTCAAAATGGACAGCACAAAAACTGAAGTGAAGCTTCAACCCAAACCAGAAATGAAAACTGAATCATCTAGTGAAATTGAAGGTCTCAAGGGAGAAATTCAGAGACTTGTGAGAAAGGTGAAAACTCTTGAGACTAAAGTAAAATCTCTTGAATCTACCAAGACAAGTTCTGGATCTACTGCACTTGAAGAGAGAGTTGATCGAATTGTAGAACTCCTTCAAAAAAATCTATCAGGTTCGAAAAATCTTTGAACATATGGAGAGAGAAATCTCTCCTTTTATTTTATCTTTTATTGTACAATGAAAACAGTACTATTTGCTGGATATCCAAAATCAGGTAATACTTTAATCGGACATTCTTTCCTTTATGCTGGGAAAGAGGCAGATCCTACTTGGGATTATTGTGATAGATCGCATAAGTGTGATTCCAATTCTCCTTCAAAATTTTATGATGTATATCAAATGCAGAGGATACCACCCGCAAATCCATTGTTTGAGGAGAGTAGAGTTTGTGTTAAAACACATCAATATAATCTGTATTCAGAGAATCTTGCTAATTCATATTTTGGTGGGGTGAGTGAGGTCATAACAATTGTTAGAAATCCTTTTGATACTCTTCTTAGTGGATTGAATTACTTTAGGGTTCAGTGGGCAGAGTATGGTGGATTACCTCAAGTATCTGCTATAGCACTTAATAGATTAATGCCTGAGTATGATTATACTCGGGGTAATTTTTTGGAGGATATGAAAATTGATACATTGAGGGAGAAAACTCATCTTGATGATGTTTTATATCGATTTGCCTCTAGTGGTACGGTATTTTATAATTTTTATGTAACTTCTGGACCTTGGTGCAATTTTGCTAAGAGCTATGATTCTGCAGAGGTTCCTGTTTTAAGTATTAAGTATGAGGACTTGGTTGATAATCAAGAGTCAACTTCAAATATAATTTCTGATTTCTTACAAGTAGATCGTGGGCATGTTCTATCTGGTTTCAAAAAGCAGGCAGAATTTGCCAAAGAAAAGAAGAAGAGTGGCGATAGTTTTTACTCAAAGATGAAAACTGGATACTGGAAAAATTATTTTTCTAAAAAAGCATGTAGAGAGTTTATTGACATGTATCATCGACCAATGACGGAAATGGGTTATTGTGATATAATTGAAGAAGTATTTGATATTTAAATGGAAATCAAAGATATACAACCTTTCATTTTCAATTGGAGAAATAAATTTGAGAAGACGTGTGTCATAGAAGATCAATTAAAAGAAATCTTTGATGATGTTCTTGTTATCAATAGTGATGACAATAATACTCGTGAAGGGTGGATTGATCTTGGTGATGATGCATACTTTACAGCACAATTTCGTAAAGCACTCGAATTATTTGGCAATGATAAAAAGGTTTTGATGCATTGTCAAGGAGATACTGTGTTTGAGAACTACGAGAATCTTGTGGAAGATGCTATACATTACTTTGATAGTTATGATTGGGGTGTTTATGCTCCAGATATTACTAACATTTGGTATACTCCAGAAAATACTGATATTAATGGTATTGTTGCTAATGATCCTAACATAAAAATGGTGGCATGCACTGATGAAACAGTGTGGTTTATTCATAGGGATATTATCGACGAGTATTATTCTCGTAATTTGGATTCAGTTATGACCCATGAGAAAATGAAGATGGGTTGGGGATGGGATCTTGTTATGAATGGGATATCTTTCTTAAAGAAGCGTCCTGTAATACGAGATTATAATCATGTTGTAGAGCATGACAAAGGGACTGCATATAATAAAACATCTGCAGCTCAAGAGATGACAAAATTATGGGAAAATCTTCCAGAAGATTTGAGAGTAGTTTTATCTTTTATAAAAAGCGATAGAGAAAAACTTGTTAATTATTTTCGGTGATGACTAAGAACAAACTATCAGGACTGCCAAAGGTTTATTGGATAAATCTAGATTCGGACACTAATCGTCGCAAATATATGGAAGATCAGTTCTCTTATTGGGGGATTGATAATCACTTTCGTATTTCTGCATATGATGGTAGGTCTGGAAATGTCCAGCAATTTTTGAGTGGTAGATATCCAGACAACGTAACTATAAGTGAACTTGGTTGCTGTATGAGTCACCTTAAAGCAGTAAAAGATTTTTATGAGAATACTGATGATGAGTACTGCATGATTGTTGAAGATGATGTTGATTTCAGTACTGCAGAGTTTTGGAAGTTTTGTTGGCAAGATGTAGTAGATAATCTTCCTTTATATTGGGACTGTATGCAACTAACAACTATATGTACTGGAGACATCCATGTAAGATTGCATTTGAAGTTCATTAATGATTTTTCTGCCGCTGTGTATTTGATCACGAGGAATCATGCTGCTAAAATTATTAAACATCATATTAGAGGTGATAAGTATAAGTTAGATAATGGGGTGAAACCCAGAGCAGTATCTGAAGATTTAATTCTAGAGTCTGGGAAAACTTTTACATTTCCTATATTCTTATATAATGTAAAATTTGAATCTAATATACACCAAGAACATATTGATGCCTTCCACAGGGGGTCTCATGACTCTCTGAAGAGGTTCTGGAAAAGACATGGACCCCACATTGACATTAAAGATTATATGGATTATAATCCATACCTGTACCGGGTCTCTGAAAATTCTGCTCAAAAGGTTGACAAAATCTAAATAAGCAATTATACTGACACTCGTAGACAACCTCCTCAATTAATCGAGTGAGTCTAGACCGATCAGGCCAATCGGTGTATATAACAGAACCAAGTCGAGGTTCTTTTCATCTAAAGAGGTATTTTAAATGTTCAAATCTGTATTCGCAGCAACTGCTGCTCTTTCTCTCTCCGCTGGCGCTGCTGTTGCCGGACCCTTCATTAATGTGGAAGCAAACGCTTCGTATCCTGATGGAGAGTATTCTTCAGCGGTTACCGATTTTCACCTGGGATTCGAAGGCACTGCTGGAGATGTTGGTTACTATATTCAGGGTGGCCCTGCATTTATCCACACTGAAGCATCTGATGACACCGAGACCGAACTGTCTGGTAAGGTTGGTGTAACCTATGCTGCTACTGATTCCCTGGGTGTCTATGGTGAACTTGCTGCAATCACCAATGGAGAAGATGGTGATGGTGATGAGATCCTTGATTGGGGCGGTAAGGTCGGTGTAAAATTTGACTTCTGATATGAAGTGTATGGGGGGGTGGGTTGACACCCCTCTTTTTTTGTCATATACTTTGGTGAGATATGAATCAAGCAATGCTTTTTCGTTTAATGATCCTAGTAGGATCAATAGCACTGACATCATGTGCCAACAAGATCACTGCTTCTCAAGAGATGCCAAAAAGTCTTTCTGAAGAGACATATGCTCCCAGATGGAGGTGTAATAGTTGCTCTAGTTCTGAGAAGTTTGTGCTGAGAAAGATACAAGAAGAAACTAATATAAAGAGTCGAAATTCACTTGCTGTAATCTTAGGGAATATTAAGCAAGAGAGTGGATTTAATGCAAATATTTGTGAGGGTGGAACAAGAGTTACTTACGAAAATTGCAAGAAAGGTGGTTATGGAATCATTCAGTGGACAAGTCCGAGTAGGTACTTGGGGCTGGGTGAATACGCTCAAAAAAATAACTGTGACCCAAGTTCACTAGAATGTCAGGTTGGTTATATGATTGTAGAGCCAGTCTTTTTAAAAAATTTGACGAGGTTTGAACGATTGGTTGGCAGCAATGATTATTTTATGGGAGTAGCATATAGTTGGTTGGGGTGGGGAATTGAAGGAAATAGATCTAAATATGCTTACGGATACTACACCAAACTTGAGAGGTATTGAAATGGACAAAAAACAGCACAAAACTGTCCCCGCTCCCAGAGTTCTTTCTGATGATCCTTGGTTTGGTCCAGCAGTCATTTCTGATGAAGCAAAGGATTATCTGGTTCAAAAATTTGAAGATGATATGGCAAGGGTTTATGATGAAAGGGGAAACCGTAAGGAACCTGACAATATTCATGAGTTGATGTACAAAATGTATTCAGATGGAATGACTGCTCAGCAACTTCCTTGGGCATCAATTCAAAAGAATACACCACCGCTGTGGCAATCTGGAACTGGTATGGGACAATTTCGTAATGAAACTAATTAAATTCAATCACCAATATGATTACGGATACGATTGGTATGTCCGACTATTATTCACCAAGCACTGGGCATTCTTTCAGGGGTCAGTATCATGGTGTGAGTATCCTGGATGGCCTTATCTACAAATACAATTTGGTTCGGGTGCGATGGTATCTATCATATTCAATGTTTATAAGTTTGGTATTACTGTAGGGTTCTTTGACCGCACTTGGAAACTATGACTGAACACAACCCCAACAACAGGAGGACAACTAATGACTGAAGATTGGAGGTATACAGATGAACGCCTTGCAATTCGTGGGGAGGCACTGTCAATTTTGTTGAAGTGTTATGGTAGTGAATTAAATTCTAGTCGCTTGTCTAAATACAAGAGTCGAGCAATTTATGAGTGTGCCCATGATTGGGTATCTCAAGGTAATAATGATTGTGATGGTATTTTAGATTATTTCAAGAACAATTATTACGCAGAACAATGAAAATTCTATTCAACGTGTTGTCTCTTGTATCTTTCATAATGTCAGCTTCTATTTTTGGTGGAGGACTTTACGTCTATCTCAATAGAGCTGCTCTTATGGATATGGCAAAAGAGAAGGCAACGGATATGATCACGGAGATGGTAACAGATTCCGTTTCAGGAGCTGTTGAAGGTGCAATTCCAGAATTGCCTAGTGTAACTGGACCTGCATTACCATTACTATGATTAAATATATACTTGTGGGATTACTCTTTGGTGCATCTCATGGAATGACTGTACCAGTAAAGGCAGAAGAAAATTTAACAAAAGGATATCATACATACGACTCTCTGGGGTGTATGTTAGTGAGGGAGTGTACAAGGGATGTTCACCAAATTAAAAATATTTCTGATGTGCAGAAGTTCCATCCAAACTCTGATTATAGTATTGTTGCTGATGAGTTTGACAGGATGCTGTCCTCTCTCACCAAAATCGGAGTTAAAGTGTTTTTAGGACATCCTAGATATTTCCCAATGGGGCATCGGGGTGTATATCATACAGTAGGTAATAACTTTTTTCTGAATACTGTTCATATGGGTAGAGCAGGAAATTTGATGTCAGTAGTTAGGCACGAAGGATGGCATGCTGCTCAAGATTGTATGGCAGGGTCAATTGAAAATAGTACTGTAGCAATTATACTTCCAACAGAATCTGTGCCAAGAAATTGGCAAGAAATTGTGGAACAGACATATCCTGCACACGCAGTTCCTTGGGAAGCAGAAGCAACCTGGGCAGGTAAAACTGAAGGTATGACTGAAAAAGCACTCGCTGCATGTGCAAGTGGACCTATGTGGGAGGTATATCCACCTACTCCATTGACCAGAAAGTGGTTAGTTGAGAGTGGTTTTATTCCTAAATAGTTGAGTATCATGTTTAAGTGAAATCAGCCAAGAAGAATTTTTGATTTTATCAATCTTTGTCTTTTATTACTAAATTTTTCATTGGATATCAATTAAATCGTATGTCAAATTTAACAAGGGATGTTCTTGTCAAAAACATTGTTGCCACAGAACTTAAGTGTATCAATGGGCAAGAGTATATCGAAGTTTTAAAGAGTACATATCATAAGTGGGAACACGTCTCAAGTGAAGAACTCTGTGATCGTTACAACAAAATACATTCTACAAATATAACTGTGGATTGTTTGGTCCCATAGCAAGACTAAAATGGAAAAGAAAGTAGGGGAAGAGGAGAAAAGGGGTCTCCTTAAAAGACTTAAAGAGGGAGTGGATGATAAGGAAGAGCAACTTGCCATTCTCTCTACATTTGTCCGTCTAGGTATTCTGGTTTGGAGTGGAGGAATACTTACACTGGCATATATTAAACTACCACCTGCACTAGGAATTCCTGAACAGAAGCTGGATCCGACCTTCATAGCCAGTGTGTTTACTGGGGTTTTAGCTACTTTCGGGGTCCAGACAGCGAAGAAAAATAATGGAAATGGTGGAGGCGGTGGTGGAGTAACTAAAGCAGACATGGAGAAACTTATTGAAGCTGCTTCTCAGACCGCACCATCACAGACAATACGCATAGAACAGGCACCAATAAAATTTGAAACTAAGGACGGAGAACCTCCAGTAAATCCACCATTTAAGTAAGTCAGGAACTGAAAACCATTCATAATTTATATCAAATATTGTGACTAGATACTGTAGTTGCATGACTATTATGAAGTTTTTATTTGCACTAATTGCTACACTATTTTTTGCTACTCCTGTGTTTGCCGCAGATGTAGTGATGGGTGCCAGCGGAAATCTTATATTTGAACCTTCAGAGGTTACTATTTCTGCCGGTGATACAGTTCATTTTATCAATAATATGCTTCCGCCACACAATGTAGTTGTGGAAGATCATCCAGAGTTAAGTCATGATGCCCTGGTAATGTTACCGGGTGAAGACTTTGAGATTGCATTTTCCGAATCTGGTGATTATAATTTTTGGTGTGCCCCACATAAAGGCGCAGGCATGACTGGAACAATTCATGTTGAGTGATTTAAAAATGTTATTCCTAAAGACAGTTTTAATTTATGGGCCCATAGTATATTTGATAGTATGGGGTTTAAATAACGCACACTAGAGGTAAAATGAAAAAACTTAATAGTATTTTTTTAAATATCACCGTTGCAATATTAGATTTTCTTTATGAGGGACGCGACTTTCAGCGTTTCTGGGTGCTTGAGGAAATTGCTCGGGCACCTTATTTTGCTTTCCTAAGTGTCTTGCACTTTCGAGAATCTATGGGACTTCGTGGTCCAGAGCATATAGATTTAATGTTGCAGCACTTTGAGCAATCTATTAATGAAACATCACATCTGGAGTATATGGAAAGTCGGGGCGGTAATGCTTATTGGATTGATCGCTTTGTCGCCAAACACCTCGTCCTTATCTACTATTGGGTTAACGTGGTTTATTATTGGATATCTCCTCGCAATGCTTACCATCTCTCTTACGAAGTAGAGATCCATGCAGCAGAAACTTATGGAAAGTATCTTGCTTATAATGGTCCTGATGAAAAAATCCTTGAAATTTTAAACGACGAATTGCAACATTCAAAAGAGTTGCATGATGCGATAAAACTGATTGATCCTGATCCCCTAACTAATATGGAAAAGGAACTAGAAGTATGATAAAATGAAGTTACCTAACCTTAAATTCCTGCTTAACAGAAAAATGGAAGAAACCAATGTCGAATATGTAACTAAGGAAGAAGCACAAGCAATGATTGATGCTGCGATTACACAACATAATCGTAATGCATCAATCATTAGTATGTGCCTTGGAATTATTTTTCTCGCTCTCTTTGCAGAGGGTTTTTTCCGGGTTATGGGTATGATTCCCCCATTCATGGGAATCGATGTGAGCGTTGTTCAAACCATTATAGATAATATAAAACAAGAACTCGTAAACTCTCTATCATGACTACTGAAATTGTAGAAATCGTTGGTATCTTTTTAGTAATTATTTTTGCAATTACAATGTACTATCATGGATATATGATTATTCATGAGAAGGATGGTTATAAACAAAATGACCATCAGCGTGATCTAGCAAGAATGTGAGAAAGAATCGAAAAATTAATGAGGAATGATTCACATGAATAAGTTTAAAAAGCACCAATATAAAATTATGATTGAAGCTATTGAAAAGGTTCAATCACATTATTATGTTGGTGATAAAATGTACAATGAGTACGAAGAAATTTTAACTGAGCTTCGTACAAAAACAATGACTGCCATGGATTGGGAATAATGGCAAAGACCCCAGAAGAGAAGGAAAAGGAAAGGAAAAAGAGGGCGGAAGAGATCAGTAAAATGATTCATCCGCACGATGATGAACCGGATCCAACTGCACACATGGGGAATTATAATTTTCCACAGATGCTATTTGCTTTCTGTCTGGGGTTCGTGTGTATGTTTGTCTTGGCAGTCGATACTGTAAACGATTTTAAGGGGTGTCCACTCCCCGAATATTTTCAAAATGAGGTAAAAGGATGAAAGTAGGAATTATTGGATTAGGAAGAATGGGCGAGGGAATGTCTCGTAGAATGTTAAAGGAGGGAATTGAAACCTATGGATACAGAAGAAACTTTGCCAAAGCATGCGAAGCAGCAGACAGTGGGTATATTACTGCAGCTGCAGATTCTTTGGAAAGCCTTGTTCAAGTAGTAAAATCTGATGGGATTCCAGGAATATTCCAACTCGTCATTCCAGCAGAATTAGTTGAGGACACTATTAATGAATTATTACCACTACTTGGTCCTGGAGATATTGTTATTGATCATGGCAATAGCAATTTTAAGGACTCAAGGAAAAGGGCGGAACGTCTGGCAGAGTTGGGTATCGAATATATTGACTGTGGCACTTCTGGTGGTGTTTATGGTTTGGACCGTGGATACTGTCTTATGGTTGGTGGTACAAATTGTGCAGTATCCACTTGCTCTCCAATCTTTAGGGCACTCGCACCAGGTATTGGGTCCGCTGACAGAACTGACCCTTTCTCAGAGGCAACCTCTGCTGAGTATGGTTGGCTCCATTGTGGCGGACCTGGGGCAGGTCATTTCGTAAAGATGGTTCACAACGGAGTTGAGTATGGAATCATGCAAGCATACGCAGAAGGATTTAATATCCTGCATGAAGCTAATGCTGGGGCAAAATACGTTAAGGAGGG